TGGGTGAGCGATTGCCCACCGAGAAGTTGCGGCTAGGTTCTAAGACGAGACATCTGACTCGCATTAGTGAACCCTCGAGACAACCATGAGGCATCTTGCATGCCCGTGGCTATCTCGCGTGTTACTATATTTGTGAAATGTAGTACCACCTTTGTGAGGGGGTCGCCCATCAGGACGCCCCGACGCAATATGACGTAGCGAATTCCCTCCCCAAATTCTGGGGCGGGTTCGCCGTATGTACTTAAGGCACCAGTGCCCTGAAAGTATATGTTGCGAGGCTTGTAGCATGTTTCATGCACAATACCTCGTAGCAACGGTGGAATGCCATACGCGCATCCACCGCTCGCAGACCAATGCCCCAAATTCATGGGGCATTGAGTCTGTTGCTTCCTCGTAATCTGTCGAGCTCACGAATAGGTCATGGTAAACCCGTTCGTGTTCTTCGTAGGTCGCGTAGGATGTAGTGTTATCTGTTGCTACAGAGAACACCTCTTTCTTGAACCCCTCGTCGAAGAGGGAGTTGAAGTAATTCCAACCGTGGTGCGATTTTCCCATACCACTGGTCGATGAAGGAACCCCTTTCTTTAAGGGTTCCGAACATAGCTTATTTATAAGGTCGAGAACGACCTTTAAATATGATACCCCTTTTGTGACGGATCTCCCTTTACCGGGCTCCTTCACAACTGTAAGGAATGCGTTACGTAAATCCGAGGGATCGGTACACATAACTGCATTGAGACACCTCCAGAAGATATACTCTCCTGGGCTGTCGAATTCGTCGAGTTTCTTCGTCTCGACATCCGCACCTGTATCCAAGTCAATGACATGGGCAGGTACGCCATTTCTGCCATCCACGACAAGCTCGTGGATGTGTCCTATCGTTCCGCCTTCGCGTCTGGTTCGTTCCCAGCACGCGGAGGTGGACAGTGTTATTCGACTTTTAGTCGAAAGACCTGTGAATGCTTCGCCAGGCAGTTTCGTAATGACACTGTCGACGGCAAGGCGGATCAGCTTTCTTCTCGTTGCCGAGAAGGGCGGATCTGCCGTAGTTACTGTCATAAGGAATTTCGCCTTTGACTGTAAGATCACGAGAGGCGGTGGTGTCCCACATCCTCTTGTCTGTGATAGTAGTGATGACAGGTACACGTACCTGTGACCACTTGTCTTGGCCGTCCTGCGATATACAGGCAACCATTGACGTAACCATTCGGGAACGTCGGTGACGAGATCACCTTCATTACCAAGCCATTTATGAAGCTGGCGTTGATTCGCCTGCTCCTTAAACGTCTTCCGTAGTTTCTTCAACTCGGAATACCTTGTTTGGATGCCCAGACCTTCAGTGGTCAGGGCCCCGTCGAGGAACTCGTCTCCTATAAGGTAGGAGATGTTCGTCAGTATGAACATGTCAAATTTATTCCATGTCCAATACTCTTCAGGGAAGGCAAAGTATCTTTGTTGAAACATGCCATCCACAGTCTTCAAGAGCTCGATCAGCCTAGCTGACCGCGCCTTTGGACTTCTTTTCCCGGGGTCGGCCCAAAGTTTTGCTTTGGTGCCGACGTCCCATTGCGGATCGTGT